AACCGCGCTTGACGCGGCTCGCATTCAGATCGCCAAGTGGGTGGACGAGCGCGGACTCCTGATCCAGGCCCAGCCGACGAAGATGATTATCCCCGTCGAGTACGCCTGGACTGCGGAGCGGTTGCTGAAGACGGTCCTCCGTCCCGGCACCTCGAACAACGACATCAACAGCATCGTATCGACGAGCTTCCTCCCCGGTGGCTACGTTGTGAATAACCGACTGACGGACCCGAATGCGTGGTTCCTGAAGACGGACGTTCCCGATGGTCTGAAAATGTTCGAGCGCGTCCCGGTGAAGTTCTCCGACGACGGCGACTGGGAGACGGGCAACATGCGGTACAAGGCCCGTATGCGGTTCTCGGTCGGCTGGAGCGATCCCCTCGGCATCTGGGGCAGCCCCGGCGTCAACTAACCCACTCGCGGGGAGTCGCAAGGCTCCCCGCTTCATAAGGAGAATCATATGGCAATTTCAAATTGGAGTGGTCCGATTGCGACCGAAACGGGTGTAATCGCTGAAGTCGAGAATGTGGCGAACGTATCGCTGTCGTTGACCGCGAAAGGTACTGGCGTGGTGGCGAATACCCAATCGCTGCCGTACTTTGCGACCACGGTAACAACGGAAGCCACGGCGGCAGCGGTCACCTACACGGCGGCGCAGTTGAAGGGCGGGCTGATCCTTCGCAACACGAGCGGCGCGGGGCGCAGTGACCTTTTCCCTACCGCGGCGAATATCGTGGCGGCGCTTCCGGATGCGTTTGTTGGTCAGACCTTTGAGGTCACCATCCGCAACACGGCGACGGCGGCGGAAACGATCACCATGACGACGAACACCGGCCTCACCCTCAGCGGCACGATGACCATTGCCCAGAACAACCAGAGGTCGTTCCTGGTTCGCCTGACCAACGTCACCTCAGGCGCTGCGGCTGCGACGATCTACTCGATGGGGACTGTGGTGTTCTAGCCATGGCGCGGCCCATCGTCCTCACCACGACGGGGGTATCCGCTTCGAGCGTATGCCCCCTTTGCTTCTACACGGAGAAGTTCAACGTTAGCGTGAATACGGTTGTGACGGGCTCGGCAACGTACAGCCTGGAGTTCACTGCGGACGACCCGTTTGCATCGACCTTCACCCCGGCGTCGGCGAACTGGAAATCGCATCCGTCAATGACCGGAGCGACCACAGGCGACATCGTGGAGTTCACTGCTCCCGTTCGGGCGGTGCGGATCAATCAGACGGTTGGCGCGGGTAGCGTCCTGGCGACCGTCATTCAGATGGATGTCTAGAATGATGAAATACCTGCTTTTGCTTGTGGTCGCGGTAGCGGCCCACGGTCAGTACGGCGCGGCTACGTCGGTGGTGAGTGGCAACGGCGCTCCCATCGCCGCCCAATGCACGAACGCGAATAACGTCGGGCGGGTCTGGGCTCGGAAGGACGGCGGCGCGATAAATAGCACGTTCTATGTGTGCTCCTCAACGGGGGGATCGTCGTTCGGGTGGGAGTTGGTGGGGAGTGGATCGACTCCGAGTGGCGGCGCAGTCGGCGGTGCCTCCTCCGTCGCCTCCGGCCGGGTCCTCTACGGCACCGGGGCGGGGGTGGCGGGGAGTAACACGAACTTCCGATATTTCGTCGGCACCGGCAACCTCCTCCTCGGCACCACCACCGACGACGGGACGAATCGGTTGCAGGTGGCGGGGAGCATTTTCGCAACTGGTAACGTGATCGGTGGAAACCTCTTCGATGTGCGCTCCTCCAGCGGAGAGAGTTCTGACCTTCGGTTAACACAAGTCGGTATTGCGGAATACCGCATCAGGAATGTTGCGGCATCGGGAACGCTAGCGTTTATCAATTCAGCCGGAACTAACGTTGGCGAAGTGACTCAGGGCGGGGTTTGGCAGTTCTTCAACCAAACCCCCACCACCGGAGCCACCCAGCTCATCGTCCGCGCCGGGGCGGGGCAGAGCTCGACGAATTTGACGACTTGGCAGAACGCGGCGGGGACGCAGGTTGCGGGGTTGACTACTGCCGCGAATGTACGATTTTCAATGGACAATGGCACAAGGTCAGCATCAATATCAGCTTTGCATTTTGTACTAAACAACCTTGGAATGGTGCAGTTCGGTAGCACAACGGACGGGATAAATCCATCGGTCGACGCCGCTTTTGCCCGCAACACCGGCGGAGTCATCGAAGTGAACAACGGCACGGCGGGAAGCTTCCGCGATCTCTACCTGCGCGGCGTCCGTCCCGTCGGCTCCACCGTCGCCAACCTTCCTACGGCCTCCGGCAACACCGGCATGTTGGCGACCGTTACCGACGCCACCGTCACCACGATCGGCACCACCGTCGCCGGGGGCGGGGGGAATACGGTGCTTGTCTGGAGCAACGGCACCAACTGGCGAATCTACGCGAACTAGAATAAGAGTATGGACCCGATTATTATCATCATCATTGAGTGGGCTGCCTACCTGGGCATCTCTCTCTAACAGAAACCAAGCCCCGGTCATCGCTCGTGTTGGCCGGGGCAAACTGCAATGCCTGAGAAAAATCCTAGGCAGACGACACTAAGAGGGCATGGACGTGAAACTGACCATCCAGCGCGGGAGCCTTCCCGCTTACGAAGTGACCATCCCGGCGGCGACCGTTAGCGTAGCCGACCACTACGCGCAGAGCATCGGCCTAGCAAACACCGAGCATCTCATGATGCGGATGCTGCTGGACAACCTGCTCGTGGGAGTCATCCTGCCTCGTGCGGAGTATGCTCCCGAAGTCGCCGCGCAGATCGCCGCGATGGAATCAGATATGGCCGCAAAGAAGAAGCAACTCGATGCCGCGAGGATCGCTCCACTGATCCCGGCGCTGACCATAGGCGGCGAACCGACCACCCTCGCGGAGATCGAAGCTGCTCTTGCGGCCGCGAAGAATCCCGCCCCCGCGCCGGAGCCCTGATGTCCATCGAGTATCGTGGCCGCACCTTCCCTGGGTACAACAAGCCGATCAAATCGGACAACCCGGAGAAGAAAAAAATGGTCCTCGCCAAGGAAGGCGATCAGGTCAAGCTGATCCACTTCGGCGATGCGAGCATGGGCCACAACTACAGCGCCGCAGCACGGAAGTCCTACCTCGCCCGCAGCGCGGGGATCAAGGGGAAGGACTCCAAGCTGTCGGCGAACTACTGGTCGCGCAAGGTCCTCTGGGCTGGCCCCGGAGGGTCAAAGAAGTCACCGCCAAGCGGTAAGGGGAAATACTGACGTGAAGAAGGAAACGAAAGTCCGCAAGGTCATGCGCGAGTTCAAGGCGGGCAAGCTGAATTCCTCCTCCGGCGCGAAGGTCAAGAACCCCAAGCAGGCCATCGCCATCGCCCTGAGCGAGGCCGACCGGATGAAGAAGAAGTCGAGGTAGTCGCCATGGCGTACACGAACCCCTCCCTCCGCGAACGCATCAAGGACGAAATCATGGCGTCCAGCAAGGGTGGCAAGCCGGGGCAGTGGAGCGCCCGCAAGGCGCAACTCGTGGCGCAGCGGTACCAGAACGCAGGCGGGGGATATCGCGCCGGGAAAACCTCCGCGCAGAAGAGCCTCAGCAAGTGGACGAAGGAAGACTGGGGCACCAAGAGCGGCAAGCCCTCCACGCAAGGCCCTGAGGCCACCGGAGAGCGATACCTGCCGCGCCGCAAGCGCGAGGCCATGTCCGACAAGGAGTACGCCGCCACCACCCGCAAGAAGCGCGAGGATCTCGCCAAGGGGAAGCAGTTCTCGAAGCAGCCAGTCAAGAGGAAATAACCGATGCCCACATCTGGAGTCACCAGCTACAACCCGTCCATCGCCGAGATAATCGACGAGGCCTACGAACGCGCCGGCATCCAGACGATGACGGGCCACGAGTACATCACCGCCCGACGGAGCCTCAACCTACTCACGCTCGAGTGGGCGAACCGCGGCATCAACCTCTGGACGCTCGACGAGGAGACACTGCCGCTTACCGCTGGAGTGTCCTCGTATACCCTGCCGACCGACACTGTGGATGTCCTGAGTGGCGAACTGCGCCTCTTCGCCGGGAACCAGACGTTGCAGAGCGACTCCTCCATCGACCGGATCTCGTTCAACCAGTACGCCTCGCTGCCAAATAAGCTGGCCCCCGGCAGGCCCACGCAGTTCATGATCCATCGAGGCGTCGCGCAGCCGACGATCTACTTCTGGCTGGTGCCGGATCAGAGCAGCACCTATACGTTCTACTACTGGCGCATGCGGCGCATCCAGGACCCCGGCAGCGCGGTGAATACGTCAGACGTGCCCTTCCGCTTCATCCCGGCGCTGATCTCCGGCCTTGCGTACCATCTTGCCGCCAAGCGCAAGGAGTCCATGGCGCTTGTCCCGGCGCTGAAGGAACGCTACGACCAGGACTGGGACCTCGCCTCCGATGAGGACCGCGACCGCTCGCCGCTGCGAATCGTTCCGTACCGGAGCTACCGATGAGCGGATACTCCAGCGGAAAGAACTCGAATGCCTACTGCGATATCTGCGGGCGACCGATAAAGTATCGCGAACTCCGCGATCACATATATAATCAAAAAAGGGATGGCCTCAAGGTCTGCTCCCAGTGTGACGACGAGGATAACCCACAGCTCCAAGTCGGTCGCTTCTTCCGAGCAGAGCCACAGGCCCTCTGGCAACCAAGACCGGACACGCCAGAACTCGCAACGTCCCGCGCATTTGCCCGTTGGAATCCAATTATGAACCTAGTGATGGAAGTCACACTGGGCCAGGTAAATGCGAGGTTGAC